GAAGACAGAAGAAAATTCTTCCTTAGAGGTTATCCTGCAAACGTCTGGATGGTTGGTAACAACGTCGATGGCGCTATGTGGTTAGCTGAAAAAGGAGCTAGTGAAAAAACTAAGTCAGAAGCACAAGCTTTGATTGACGCTGAAATACAAGCGGCACAAGCAACTTGGGATGCTCAGTCTGATGAAGAAAAAGCTATGCCAGAAAATATAAGACCAGGTGATATAGTATTACCATAAGGATATTTTAAATGGCAACTTACGAAGAGATATACGGAAAACGTGTAGATGTACTAGATGCTGACCCTACGCTCAATTCGAGCTATGAGGGACAGGTGTGGTATAATTCTACTACAGGTTCGCTTAAAAGCGTTGTGGCTGCTACAGCATGGTCTTCTACAACTGCTTTACCAGCAGGAAAATATTATGGAAGTGGAGCTGGAGAACAAAATTCTACATTAGTTTTTGCAGGACTAAGTTCAGCACCCACTCTTGATACTTCATCATCTGAGTATAATGGTAGTGGTTGGATAACTGAAGGCAGTATAAACACAGGAAGAAGAAGTACAGGAGGAACAGGAACAGCAACAGCTGCACTTTGTGTAGGTGGTTTTCCTGATCCCTTAGGTAATAAAACAGAAGAATACGATGGTTCATCATGGACTGAAACTGGAAATGTTCCTAGACAGGGACATGGTATGGGTGTGTTTGGAATTCAAACAGCAGCGTACGCTTGCGGTGGTGGAACATCTGGTAATACAACAACAGTAGACGTTTATAATGGTTCAACGTGGACTAGCGGAACAGCTTTGTCCACAGCAAGATTTGCAGCGCAGGGTGCAGGAACAACATCAGCAGGTTTAATCTTTGGTGGAGCTCCTGATTTTAGTGCTGGTTCTTCAGCTACAGAATCTTGGGATGGAAGTTCTTGGACAAGTTTAGCAAACATGAATACAGGTCGTACAGACTTTGCAGGAGGTGGAACACAAACTGCTGCATTAGGATGGGCTGGACGACAAACAGGTCCGACTGATAGTGTTAAAACAGAACAATGGAATGGTACATCTTGGACAGAGGTAGCTAATTATCCAACAGGAACAAATGCTCCTCAAGGTTCATCTGGACCCGCAACTTCAACAGCAGCTACATCTGCAGGTGGAGCGGCTCCAGGACCAGTTTCAACAAGTAACGAATTTAATCAATCAATTAATACAATAACTCCAGGAGCATGGGCTAGTGGTACAAGCTATCCAGCTGCATTTCAAGGTGGTATAGGTTTTGGAACTGCAACAGCAGGGGTCGGAGCTGGTGGTACACCTGAATCTACTTTTAATTTAAAAACTTTCGAATACGATGGCAGTTCTTGGACTGCAGGAAATGATATGGCAAGAGCATCAGGTTCTCCATATACTTCTTCATACAGTTCTGGATCAGGAACTCAAACTGCAGGATGGGCTGCAGGTGGAGGTTATCCAACTCCAAACGCTTTAACAGAAAATTATGATGGAACTAATTGGACTGCATCTGCAGCCATGCCAGCTAATAGAAGAGGTGGAAATTGTTCAGGCCCTCAAACAGCTGGATTATTTTTTGGTGGTTTTCAGCCACCTCAAGTTAATACAACTTATGAATACGATGGAGAGGGTTGGACAACTGGAGGTACAATGGGAACTGCTAGATCAAATGCTGGTGGATCGCACGTAAATGCATCTCAAACTGCAGGTTTAGCTTTTACAGGTAATTCACCTTCACAAACAGCAAACGTTGAAGAATATAATGGAACAGCATGGTCTGAAGTTAATAATTATCCTACAAGTCTTAGTTATGTTGGTTATGCTGGAACTCAAACAGATGCTATAGGATTTATGGGTTATACGTCTCCTGGACCATCTTTTGTTACAACTTTTGGATATGATGGAACATCATGGTCTACTAGACCAAATGCATCTACAGGTAGATTAAATTATCATAATAATTTTGGAACAGCTTCAGCAGCTGTAGTTTTTGGTGGAGAGGCTGCTCCGGGTAATACATCCGCAACAGAAGAGTTTACAGGAGCAACAGAATCTGTTGCAGCTAAAACATTGACAACTAGCTAAAATTAATATATAATATACAGATAATATAAAGGAATAAATATGACAGAAAAACGTAATATACATGCATTAATAGAAAAAGAAGCTCCAAGCTTAAATAATTTATTAGATCCGGAAGATGTGAAAGAGTTCAAGGCTATGACAGCCGAGCTTCGTGACACATGGACCAAGAAACAGGTTTTTAGAACAGAGACAGAAATGAGAATGTCTGTTCTTCAAGACATGAAATATCCAACAAAAGCTGCAAAGTATTGGCAGTGTGTTAGAGAACAGAATGTATTCTTAGAAAACTTAATGAGTCTATCTTTTGATTGTAGAAGGCAAGAGGCTAAAGTAAAATGGTTAGAGAAAAAGATTGAGACAGAACAGGATGAATATAAATTAACAAAATATCAGATAGATCTTGATGAAGCTAGATACGGTTTAGCTAACATGCAATTAGTAGCTAGAGACAGAATGAGAGAGATCAAACTATGGTCTGCATTAAAGAAAGAATTTGACGATGGTACATTTGATACTCAAGATGTTAACAGACATCAATTAGATTCTTATCATTTGATAATGAAAAATAAAGCAGAGACACTAACATCAGGCTCAAGTCAGCCAGAGGTGTTTAATGTTTTAGGTCAATTAAAAAGTATAGAAAGAGTTAAAAAATCAGGAGAAATGATTTATAATAAGAAAGAGCAATTGACTAATGACTTGGGTTCAAAATCAGAATAATTTTAATTTTATATTTTTAGGTCAATCGGTATTAAGATATGAAGTGCCTTTAGATATATATCATACTATTAATAGTATTTATGAAACTAAATATTCTGAATTAAAATCTGCTAATAAACAACTTGTAGGTAAGATTGAAAAAGAACATAGTTTATTTTATAATGGCCAAGATACTTCTAAAATGACTAAACATAATCACTTACCACAAAACGTATTAAGCTGGTTTGAATCAAAGTTTAAACATTATTTAGAATGGAATAAAATTAGAGAATATCAATTACATTTTAATTCTGTATGGGTTAACACTATGTTTGAGCATGAGTACAATCCAGTGCACGTGCATCAAGGAACATTGTTTACAGGTCTATCTTCTGTTATGATTTTAAAACTACCAGAGTCTTATGGTGTAGAATATTCAGCACCGGGTCAACCACAAAATGGTAAACTACAAATATTAGGTTCAGCTAATGGACATTTTGCAAACGTAGATTATCAACCAGAAATTAAAGAACGAGACTTTTATATATTTCCATATGATATGAGACACTGCGTATATCCATTTAATGGGCCAGGATATAGAAGAACACTAGCAGCAAATATGGATGTAAATTATGATCCAATTAGAAATAGAGGAGTAAGTTAATGTACGAAAATATACAAATCACAGAACCTAAATGGAAGAGTTGGATAGTTCAAACTACAACACCATTGTTTACACCCGATCAATGTCGACAAATTATAGAATGTGGAAGAAAACAAAAACCACAAACAGCACAAGTTGGTATGGGTAAACCTGGAGGTGGAACAGATACAAAGAAAAGAGTTACAACAATATCGTGGATTCCATTTAAAGAAATGGGACATATGTATCGAGACTTAAATATTTTTATAAAAAAATGTAATGAAAATCATTTTGGATTTGGAGATATACAAGTTACAGAAAATGCACAGTTTACAGAATATCCTGAAGGAGGGTTTTATGATTGGCATATGGATTGTGATGTGAACATGACTCACGAACCACCGGTGAGAAAAATATCTATGACATTATTATTAAATGACCCGTCCGAGTTTGAAGGTGGCGATTTAGAATTAATGGCACCCGGTAAATTTGCAGAACTTAAACAAGGTCATGCAATTGTATTTGCATCTTTTTTAAATCATAGAGTAAATAAAGTTAGACGAGGAGTTAGACAATCATTAGTTTGTTGGTTCGGAGGTAAACCTTTTAGATGATTAAAGAAGGGTTTTTTCCAACAATAATATACGCACAAGATTTAAAATTAGATAATCAACTTTTTGCAAATGAGATTATTGAATGGTCTAAACGAGATCCTGGTGTTAAAAAAACAAATCGTAATGGTTGGCACTCTACAACAGAGATGCATCAAATACCTGTATTTAAACCTTTGGTAGATGAATTATTTAGAGTGGTACATCAAGTATTTGAAGAAGAATTTTTAGATAGAGAGCCCAAGTTAGGAAATATGTGGGCTAATATAAATCCACCCGGTGGATATAATATGCCACATGTACATCCTAATGCTTTATTTAGTGGAGTATATTATGTAAAAACCCCTCTAAATAGTGGGCGTTTAATTTGTAATGATCCTAGACCAGGTATTCAAACATGTATGCCTACTCGAAAAAAAGGTGAACCACCTAAACATTTATGGAGAGAAGTTCATTTACAACCACAAGAAAATAGAGTTATAATATTTCCGGCATGGTTATGGCATACCGTAGAACCTAACCAATCTACTGAACCAAGAATATCAGTAAGTTTTAATTTTATACAAGATGGCTTTCAATAAATATCAAGTAATTAAAAAAGCAGTTAGCTATGAGCTGGCTAATTTTATATTTAACTATTTCTTACTTAAAAGAGATGCGGTTAAATATATGTACGATAATAATATAACATGGGATAATGGTATGTTGGGCACATGGGGCGACACACAGGTTCCAAACACTTATTCACATTATGCAGACCATGTTATGGAAACACTCTTAATGAAGATGCTTCCTGTAATGAAAAAAGAGACTGGATTAGATCTTATTCCAACTTATTCATACTCAAGAATATATAAAAATGGTGATATTTTAAGACGTCATAAAGACAGACCTAGTTGTGAGATATCAACTACTCTCAATTTAGGGGGTGAACCTTGGCCTATATTTATCGATGGCACAGGAGCTAACTCAGTTATAGATGAATACAAATCAATTATTAAACCTAACGCTCCTCCAGGCACAAAAGTCCTACTTGATGTTGGCGATATGCTAGTATATAGTGGATGCGAATTAGAGCATTGGAGAGAACCGTTTGAAGGTAATACTTGCGCACAAGTATTTCTTCATTATAACCATGTAAATGGTCCTTTTGCTGAAAAGAACAGGTTCGACAAAAGGCCGATGTTAGGACTTCCGCCGATAACGAAGTCATAATATTATGGAGTTATATGTTACAAAAATTAGGTTTTTTACCTGGATTCAACAAACAAGTCACACCTACAGGTGCAGAGTCTCAATGGACACAAGGAGAGAATGTTCGTTTTAGATATGGAACACCTGAAAAAATAGGTGGTTGGAATCAATTAGGGGAAAGTAAATTAACAGGGGCTGTTAGAGGGCTTCATCATTTTGTTAATAAAGATTCAATTAAATACGCTGCCGTAGGAACTAATAGAATTTTATATGCATACACAGGTGGAGTTTATTATGACATTCACCCTTTAGTTAATCCATCAGGTACAGCTATTTCAAATGCATTTAGTACAACTAATGGTCAAAAAGTTGTAACAATCACGGCTTCGTCTCATGGCTTTCAAGCTGGTGACATTTGTTTATTTGGCGACTCATCAACCTTCAGTGCAATAACAGATTCTGATTATGACGCGACAACTTTTTGTGATAAAAAATTTATGGTTACTGAAGTTGTTGATACAGATAATTTTAAAATTACAGTAGAAAATAATGAAACAGGAAGTGGTGCTACTACTTCTGGAGGTATTACTTATTATAGATACTACCACGTAGGTCCAGCTGAACAGATAGGAGCTTATGGTTTTGGTATATCATTATATGGTGGTAAAGTTTTAGGATCAACTACAACTACTTTAACAGCGCCTGGTTTAGGAGACAATGCTTATGGAACAGGTGGATCAGGAACCACGGTTAATGTTGGAAGCACTACAGGTTTTCCATCATCAGGTACAAATTATTTTCAAGTAGGAGGTGAAGAAATTTCTTACACAGGTGTAACAGCCACAAGTTTTACAGGAATTACAAGAGCGGCTAGAGGGTCAACGAGAGCTGCGCATAGCGGAGGAGCTACTATAACTAATACATCTAGCTGGACTGGCTGGGGATCAGCTGCAGCTAACACCGATAAAGTAACTGACCCAGGTCTTTGGTCATTAGATAACTTAGGTTCAAAACTCATTGCTCTAATTCATAACAGTGCAGTATTTGAATGGGATGCTGATGCAAGTAATGCTACATCCAACAGAGCTACCGTTATCTCTGGTGCACCTACTGCATCCAGAGATATGTTAGTTTCAACTCCCGATCGTCACTTAGTTTTATTTGGAACTGAAACAACAATTGGAAATACAGCTACTCAAGATGATATGTTTATAAGATTCTCAGACCAAGAAGATATAAATACATGGACACCAACATTAGAAAATACAGCTGGTACACAAAGACTGGCCGCCGGATCACGGATCATGGGAGCTAAACTTGGTAGAAATGCAATATACATTTGGACTGATACATCTTTATTTACCATGAGGTTTGTTGGTCAACCTTTTACCTTTGCTTATGAGCAGGTGGGAAATAACTGTGGATTAATAGGAATGAATGCAGCAGCTGAAGTTGATGGCGCTGCTTACTGGATGTCTGATAATGGTTTCTTTAGATTTACTGGTAAACTAGAATCTATGGACTGTTTGGTTGAAGACTATGTTTATGATGATTTAAATACAACATCTAATCAATTAATATATTGTGGAATCAATAACCTATTCGGAGAAGTTATGTGGTTCTATCCAACATCTACATCAAACGTTGTAGATAGATCCGTTATTTATAGTTATTTAGATTCAACTCCACAAAGACCTATTTGGTATACTAATGCTAGTACTATATTCAGAAGAACTACATGGGCTGACTCAGCTGTATTTGGTTTACCTCATGCATCAGAATACGATGCAGGTACTGATACATCTTTTGATGTTTATGGAAACACAGATGGTATTAGTTATTATTTTGAACATGAAACAGGAGTAAACTATATTAAAAATGCTACAACATATGCAGTGCCGGCTAACATTACTTCAGGCGATTATGATATCACTCAAAAAGTTGTTAGAGGTGCAGCTACTTCTATGGCTGATTTAAGAGGGGATGGAGAAAACATTATGAGAGTAAGTAGAATCATTCCCGACTATATTACTCAACAAGGAACTACTATTATTCAATTAGATTTAAGAGACTATCCAAATGATACTGCAGCTAGTTCTTCTTTAGGACCATTTAGCACAACATCTAGCACTAAAAAGATTGATACTAGAGCAAGAGCCAGAGCTATTGCTTTAACTCTATCCTGCACAGCTATAGATAGTAATTGGAAACTGGGCACTTTTAGGTTAGATATACAAGCTGGAGGAAGAAGATAATGCCGTTTAAATCAGAAGCACAAAGAAGATACCTGTGGGCTAACGAACCAGAGATCGCAAGAGACTGGACCGATACTTATGGAAGTAGAATTC